GCGTTGCCATTAGTTTAACTCCTTATCACGTTTTTGTTTTAAGAACTCAAGAAAATCTACAACATTAGAATCATCATCAAATTCTGCAACAGAACTAATTGTCATAGTTTTATCATTCTTCTTTTTGTCTTCAGCAAACCCACGAAGGCCCCACAAAAATGTTGAATGAGGGTCTGTAGTTGCCATTTTTATCATGCCTCTTGCTATCGTAGAACATAATTCATATTGTTCAGTAGTCATTTTAGAGTTACTGTCCATAATAATACCACAGCTAAAACCTTTTTCCCAAGGTGTAATTATTACTTTAACTGAGTTAATTGCATTAAGTTTTTCTTTTTTGTTCATTCCAATACCTATTATAGTTTTGATTATTATAATCTAATACTTTGTGTTCATATCCTCTCTTCATACTTTTTCTACCAAATTCATCTGCTTCGTTTTCTTTATCAAAAACAGTATTAGTAAATAGTTTATAATCTTTATCTTTTTTATTTTTAAATACTATAAAATATAAATGCATATTATAAATATTAAAAGAGTCAATGGTGAACAGACCCCTCAAACTATCCACCATTAAACTCCTCAGTTTCCTCCTTTGGATTTGTAACAGAAGTGTACCAAACCCATTTAGGATTCTTACCTTTAGATTGCTGTTGTGGTAACAACTGCAATTTATCTCTTCCCCAACAAGGAAGTTTGTATGGGCAATACGAACACACAAAGCCCAAAACTCTATTACCAGTAGGTTTGCTTCTAAAAGTTTCTGCAACATCATCGTAACATCTTTTAAAAGGTTTACCTTCTTTTAATGATTTAAAATTATCTTCAGCAGATTTAATAGCCTTAGTTTTATACTCGTCTACTGCAGGTGGTGTCTCACAAACTGTCCACTCACCTGTAGATTTGTTAATAGCTATCCATCCACCAAACTCTTTACCTTGACTTTCCCCATATAAAAATCCTTGTGACGCATAACCAAAGGAATCTTCTCTGACAACTTCATTAAATCCTCCAGCCTCTCCAAATTTTTTTTCAAAGGAATATGGTGATGCACTTTTAATATCCCATATCTTTCCATCAATTTCAACATCTTGTCTACCCTCAATACTATCTCCATTAAATTTATAGTTAACTTTTTTTTGTTCATTACTTACTTTAATTCCAGATGATTTCATAACAAATATAGCTAACGCTTCTATTATATCACCAAAAGTATTTCTCATTTTTACATTGTAAGGTTGTCCTTCACCTTTAATACCTTTAGCCTCCATCTGTAATTGGCACAATGGCCTACCAATATTAGACATTCTAACTTCAAACTTATCTCTTCTAGTTTCTTCAAACTGTTTTAGTAAGGCACTTTTACATGCCTCACCAAACTCCTGTACTAACTGTTTGTCTAGCTTGACAGGATTTTTAGATACGTTGTCTAAATATTGTTGGACTTTTAAAAGTATATTACTCATTAAGAAGCCAATATTGTTTCTGGTGCATCCTCAATATTTTCTACAATCTCTGCATCTATCTTATCGTTTTGTTTTTTATCAACCTCAGATTTTGCAGCATTGTATAGACTAACCACCTCTTTGTTTTCTACATCAATAGACTCTTGAAATACTTTTAATGTTTCCATATCATCATCAGATAATTGTAAGTTAGCATCAGCATTTACAAATATATCTGGTGTGTAGTAAACATTGCCACCTTTCTTTTGTCTTTTAGTATTCAAAGAAAATGTACAATTAAACATTAGTTTTTTTCTTTTATTTAGTTGATCAAGTGCAGCACTCACTGGAGAGAAAGCTGTTCCAGTTACTCTGTATAATACAGGTAAATTTTCTATGGATATAGATTCACCTTGTGCAGTAACACCTTTATCAAAACTTAACAAACCATAAACTAATTTGTAACATCTAATTGTTCTTTGCTCTTCTAATTTTTCTGGAGTTAAGTTTGCTCTTTCTTTAAAAGGTATCTTACCACATTTAGTACCACCTAAGATATCTATGGCTTCTTCTCTCCAACTTTTAAAAATTATAGATCTATTTATGTATTCACCTTTAGGTGCATCATAGTGCATGTATTGCATTGCACTTATGAATGGCCGTAAGGTTACAGGCTTTGAATATACATTCTGTCCTGTCTTAGAATCGTATGTGTAAAAATGACCAACAGGTAATTGATTACCATCATCATCTTCTGGGCTACGATTTATTGCTAACCTAGGTATATTAGTTCCTACGCTAGACCCATCATCCTGTCCTATCACTTGCATTATCTGCTCATTGGACATTCCTTTTACTATTATATTGCTATCAGACATTTGTCCTCCTTATATTAGCGATTGTGTATATCATATTTTAAGAAAAAAACCACAGGTTATTTTGACACATCATATATAATTTTAATTATTAAATAAAAAAAGTATATGCATGACATAATAAAAAGTATATTTTCTAACATATTCTAGTCTCACAATCAGTATGTTTAACATCTAAACCATCAGCTTTTGCAAAGTATTCCCACTCTGATAAAAACTCATGCTTTTCATTTATGTATAATGTTGTAGGCTCTATTATGCATTGATCTTTTAATTGTGTGTATTCTAAAAAAGCTGAATACTCATCATCAGAATACTCATCTAAAGTTTCTAATGCATCTATATCCTTACTCATTTGATATCCTCCATTTGTAACCAGTTGATACCTATCTTTGTTTCAGTATCTAGGGGTACGTTAAAGTTAATTTTGTAATACTGTTTGAGGGATGGTATTACATTTGATGTGCCCTGCTTAAATATTTTACTCATCACATCCTCTTCACCAGGATAAATATCTGCCACAATAGAATCATGGACTGTATTTATAAGCAAACTTTTTACACCCTGTTCTTTCATTAACTTATGTATATTTATACACGCTAATGGTACAATGTCAGCTGTTGCAAAACCTTGCACAGGATAATTTTTTATTTGTGTTCCATATGTAGAACCACCCCAAGGTGTTCTCTCTGCATAAGGAAACGCATACTCTCTACCAGTGGGTAGTTTAACTCGTTTATATTTAATGGCCTCACTCTGTAAATCTTCATGCCATTTTTTTATATCTTTATACTTTTCTAAAAACTTAGAGTAATATCTTTTTTCATCTTCTGTACCAGTAACACCACCATACAAAGGTTTAAAAGTGTGGGCCTTTGCATCTTGTCTAGATACACCTATTATATCTGCAGTGTATTGGTGCACATCTATTTTATTTTTTATATCTTCCATACCTTGTTTATCTTGTGCAAGATATACTGCTGTTCTAAATTCTAACTGTGCAAAATCTATCTCTAATATTTTACCACCCTCAAATCTAGATGTAACAACTTTACGAATAGGAAATGTTTTACCCCTAGGTTGGTTTTGAAAGTTAGGATCTCTACTAGATAATCTACCAGTTGCAGTTATTGATTGCATAAATTTAGGATGTAAGAAACCTTTTTCATTTGTAAAATTTTTTAATCCTTCTACAAAAGTATTTAAGTATGTATCAACTGCGTTATGCCTAACTATCGCATCAATAAATTCTTTAAACTCACCCTCTGCCTCAGATGCAATCTTAGTCAAAGTTAATCTATCAGTTCTAAATCCAGACTCTGCAATATCATATACACTTCTAGGTCTTTGTCTAAACCCTGCAATCTTTGCCATTGGTGTATAGATATATCCGTCTCCGTCACACTCAGAACATTTACTATAATTTTTAAATGGACTACCATCTTTTTTTATTCTTTTAATTACACCTTTACCTTTGCATCCTATACATTGTTCTGCTACAGTTCTATGTATAACATCTGTATTATCTGAAACTAAATTTCTAAATTGTTGTCGAGAATAATTAGGTCTTCTCTTATTTTTACCTGTGCTTTTATCTATACCAACATTAAATATTTTAGCCCAATGTTTTTTATCTTTTGGTTTTGCAGAATATATTAACCAAGATAATTGTTCTGGACTAGATAAATTAATTTTAGTATCACCCATCTGTCTATATACAATCTTATCTATCTTTTGTTTTAGATACGCAAACTCTGCTCTAAATTCTTTTTCAACTCTATCTAACTCAGTGGTATCTATATTAATACCATTACGTTCCATAGTAGCAAGTACAATTAAAAACTCATTCATCATTTTAACTGTCATTAAAAGATTTTTATTCTTATCTAATCTAAGATCAGCCATCTGAGAATCAAATAAACTTCTAGTTATTTGCACATCTATCTTACCATATTCTTCTACTACATCTACAGGTATGTTTTCAAAAGATATACCCCTGTCCATATATTCTTTTATACTACTATCTTTAGATCCTATCCTTCTTCTACGGCAACACATCTCAAGCGTTAAACTTTTTCTTATACCTCTGTTAAGTATATACTCCCCCAACATAGTATCATATACTCTCCCATTGTATTTAAATCCTGCTTCTAGTAGCCACATCAAATCAAATTTTATATTGTGGCCAACTAATAAAGTTGTCTTGTCTAAAGTATCTTGTATATTTTTAAAACAACCTTTGTCTACCCTCTCACTGTGATTAGTGAAATAGTATTCATCATTAATGCCCACACTTACTAATATATTATCTGGATGAAAGGGTGATGGATCATATCCACCATTCTCATTTCTTTGCCAAGATGTCTCTACGTCCACTGTTGTTATCATTTTTTATTCTTTCCGTCAGATGGTTGAACACCCAACTCTAATAGTATCTTCCAACAAGATCTAGGTTGAAATCCACAACTATCAAATATCTGACAGGCATGGTCTGCGTTTTCTGCATTTACATAAAGAGTTACATCTGTAACTACATTTTGAAATATGTAAACTGATTTTCCATTATGTCTTTGTTTTTTCTTATACTTCATATCTACTTATACTCCTTCTAATGGTACACACAGGTTCACCATGATAGCCATTTATTTTATTTTTACTTATACACAAAGTTCTTATTTTATTTTCTAAATCACTGTTAGCATTTCTACCTATCCCAATAATTAAATCAGCTTCGGCTGCCTTACCAGTTTTAGAGTTTTCCATTTGATCAAATGAAATACTGTTTCTATTGTGTGCATCAGCAGATGCTTGTGATATTGCAATCACTGCACAGTTTCTACGTTTAGCTATCTCTCTCACACTTGTATAAATCTGTCTTAATTTTTCATCTGTTCTAGAATATGTACCACTAACATTTATTTTATCTAATTGATCTATCACAATTATATCTGGTTTATTTTTTTCACAGTGTGCATCTATGTCTTCAATAGACCAATCAACTGTATCAAACATAAATATATTATCTTTTATATCACTCCAGTATTGCTGTGCTAATTGTTTATCAGCCACTATCTCTTCTCTATTCATTCCAGTGTAACAAGAGATTGCTCTAATCTGTGTTCTAATAGCAGGTTCTTCATTTATAAATGCATGTACCTTTGCACCTTGAGAGCAGAAACCATCTGGCCCTGCACAAAGACTAACCCAGAAAGCAGTCTTACCAGTCTCTGGCCTTGCAAATGCAATCATAAGATTACCACCACCTATACCTCCTACGTTTTCTTTTAGTACAGGTATATTAAATTTCCATTTAGTTGTAACATCTAATAACTCCATCACTTCTTCAATATTATTTGTTACTGCAGGATTTTTATCTTCACTAATATTTATTTTGTGTTTATCTATCATACTAGTAATCTCTGCAAAGTTAGCCTGTTTACCATTAAATATTTCTGTGGCCTCAACTGCTATCCTTTGTGCAAGATCTCTATCAGATAGGATACGCATAATATCTTTTGCTATTTCTTTACTAGGTTCTTGTACTTCTTTAATATCTTCTACTAGCTCACTAAATTTTTCTTTCGCAGCTCTTGTTAATGCAGGGTTAAATATTGTAGTATGTAAAGAATATAACTCATCAACTTTTATATCCTCCTCATACTTATCATGTGCTTTTTGTATTGTATCATACAGAGAACTTATATCTCCTGCAAATACAGTGGGAGATAGTGTACCTTTATACTGAGTATAAAATTTTTTATTAAGCATAAGCCTAATCATTTGTTTTTCTATCACTACCAAACTCCTTTCTTAATACCATATCTATTGCATTCATTATTGATTCATCTCTTTGTGTCCACTCAGATCTATTCATATCTTTAATATCATATTTCCAACTGTTCCAATTATCGAGAACCTCTTCTTTCATTTTATCATTCATAAAACATTCTCCTTACTTGTTCTGTATCATAATATTTAAGATCATCCTCTAATGGTTTAACTATTATATTATCAAATCCAGACGATCTTAAATCTTTGGCCATGTCATACGCTTTTGTTGTAGCGTCTCTATCTAAACATATGTATAAATTTTTATATGGTTGTAGGTGACTCTTGTGTAATGCTTTTAACTTCGTACCCATAATTGCTATACCAGTTAATACGTTTGATACTGCACAAGCTGATGGGCAATCCTCTACAATTACTGCATCGTTACACTCCCCACATTTAAATGGTACATCTTTGTTGCCGTACATATACCACTTTGGATAATCATTTTTATTTAGTGCTCTACCAACTGCACCTACTATCTTATGTGAATGTCTATTCTTTATTAGAAATACAACTCTATCTTGTTTCACATCATATTTAAAATCTGCTCTACCCCAAGACCAAGACTCCCAACAATTATTATTTGATAACCAACGCATGGCCTTTTCATTTGAGTATATAGATTGAAAACTATCTGGTATCTTAAATTCTATATCTTCTATGTGTAATGATTTATTTCCATGAAATACTCTTTCAACGTACTGCATATTCTTTTCCCCCTCTTGTTTACCTTTTGCGTTACATGATGCATGAAAGCAATACCACCCTAATTTATTTTCAGTTGTATCTATAGACAGTGTGTTTCTTCCGTTACAGAATGGACAATCCATTCTTGTTTGAGTATCTGGTGGTATGCTTAAACCTTTGATAACTTCTAATTGCTGTCTATAATTCAACCTGCACTTCCTCGTATGTTATAAAGTATCTATCATCTCTGTAAAAGCTATTGGCCTCTACTTTCATTAAATTATTATTTAGATAGTACGCTACGTTATTTTCTATTTTTTCTATTGTCGGCTCTGTCTCGAATGGTATTATTGCTACTGCTTCTATTCCTAGTCCTGCTAATCTTATTTTGTATTTTTTCATTGTCTATTCCGTTATCATACTTTTTGCTATTTGTCAAATCATATTCTCTGTTAGCCTCTGCAAGAGTCATATGTCGCAACCTATAACCTTTGCTCTTTAACTCTTTTATCTTTTGTGGTGACCAGTAATACATCTTCAGTCTATTTCCCATGTCTTTACCAATATTTCATCTGGCAATTTTTTCTCATCTTCCTCCTTATATTTTTTATACCACTTAGTATCTCTGCCATTTTGTTTACACCAGTTGTAATGGTTTTCTAATATTGTTCTTGCTTGATGTCCGTATCTTAATCTCATGCACCCACCTTTTCTATTACTTCAATTGTAAATGGTTTAGCAATATTATGCTCGTTATAGCAATCGAATAAATCTATAAAATCTAATAGTTTATTATCCATATTATAATCTACATAAAGTTCTTTACTCCCAACGCACAAAGAAACATAATCCTCTGGCACAGAAACTTCGACATCATCTGTTTTATATTCTCTTTTTAATGCTAAAGCAATCGCACATTTATTGCAATCGCTTGGTACTCCATTATTTATATCTTCTTGTGTAACCTCTATAAATCTAATCATAGTTTACCCTTTCTTTCTTTTCTAGTTTTATATGGTGTCTTATAAGAATGAAAACTTATAT